GTCGAATCGAGTGGGTTACTTATTGTCCTTCCAAAAAAACCAAAGCGATCTGAGATACTCTTCCATGACAAACCAAAGGAGCTGCAAATGTGGGGCCGCCTACCTATGCCCGAAGAGTTGCAGAGGATTCGAAGTATGGATGAGTGGTTCGAGAAACCTGCCGAGTTTCGATCAAGGTTTCGTGTATACATCGAGAAAGAGTTTCAACGTAGGCGGGACGGTGTGTGGTTTTACAACAATGGGATCCCTACGTATATTACGGGGCGACACTATATGTTTCTACAGTGGTCTAAAATTGATATCGGATACCCATCATACCTTGCTTTCCAAAGAGAAATCTTTCTTCACATGGCTGCTTGCGAAGCTGATCCCCGTTGTTTCGGTCAGCTATATACTAAGTGTCGTCGTTCTGGCTACACTAATATATGCTCTGCTGTCCTTGTGGACGAGGCTAGTCAGGTTAAAGAAAAGCTGTTGGGGATTCAGTCAAAGACTGGCAAAGACGCTCAGGAAAACATCTTCATGAAGAAGGTGGTTGCGATCTTTCGCAGCTACCCATTCTTCTTCAAGCCCATCCAGGACGGTACCACGAATCCCCGTATGGAGCTGGCCTTCCGTGAGCCATCAAAGCGGATCACCAAGAACAACAAGACTTCCTATCGGGGTGATGCACTGAACACCGTAATCAATTGGAAGAACACCACGAACAACGCATACGATGGTGAGAAGCTGCACATGCTTTATCTGGACGAGGCGGGAAAGTGGGAGAAACCTACCGACATCCGTGAGGCCTGGCGCATTGAGCGCACTTGTCTTATCGTGGGTAAGCGAGTTGTAGGTAAGGCGCTGGTTGGAAGCACCGTAAATCCCATGAACAAAGGAGGAGAGGAATATAGAGGTCTCTGGGAGGACTCCGACCCAAATCAAAGAAACAACAACGGAAGAACCAGATCGGGGCTGTATCGAATATTCATCCCAGCATACGAAGCTCTAGAGGGGTTCTTTGACAGGTATGGTAACGCCGTCATAGAAAACCCTAAAAAAGAAATAGAAGGCGTTGATGGAGAGCCAGTAGATCAGGGAAGTCGAGGATATCTAAAGAACGAGCGTCAGTCATTTAAGGACGACCCATCGGAGCTAAACGAAATAATTAGGCAGTTTCCTTTCACCGAAGACGAAGCATTCAGGGACAGCATTGAGGGCAGCCTATTTAACATCGGGAAGATCTATCAGCAGATAGAACATAACGATGGGCTTTATCCTAATCCTGTAGTCAAGGGTAATTTTGTGTGGAGGACAAAAGACGAAGAAGTAGTTTTCTCTCCAGATCCGAACGGGAGGTTTCGTGTGGCCTGGCTGCCACCCGACCACCTTAGGAACAACAAGGCTGACGATCGAGGCAAACGAGTTCCCCCTAATAGTCATATAGGTGTAGGCGGAGTTGACTCCTATGACCTCGACGCTACCGTAGACGGAAGGGGGTCCAAGGGAGCGCTTCACATGTATAACAAGTTTAACATGGATGTGCCGCCAAATATGTTTGTTGTAGAGTACGCTTCTCGTCCAGATCTAGCTAGCATCTTCTACGAGGATGTATTGATGTGCGCGTTTTTCTACGGGTATCCGCTACTCATAGAGAATAATAAGTACGGGATTGCAAGGTACTTTGAATCAAGGGGTTACGACGGTTATTTAATGGACAGGCCGCAACATTTGCGCAATCCCAATTCGTCCAGTAACGTAAGGACAAAGGGTATCCCGTCTAACTCTCAGGACGTAATTCAATCCCATGCTCAGGCTATCGAAGCTTACATTCACGATCATGTTGGCCTAAGAGCAGAATCTGGAGAAATGGGTCAGATGCTATTCAATAAAACCCTGGAGGACTGGATTGCTTATAAAATTGACAAGCGAACAAAATTTGACTTGACGATCAGTTCTGGATTGGCGCTTCTTGGCGCACAAAAAGAAAAGAACAAAAAAGTGAAATCAGACTTTAAAGAAAAGTCCTTTTTCAGGACTTACAAGCCAAAAGCCTGGCACTCTTAGTTTTACTATATTTGCATTGAGTTAATATAACTCCACTCAGTGCAGATGAACAGCAATAATAAAAAACCAACCAGCTTTCCAGATCCTTTAGCTCCTTCAGAAGAGAAGCAAGAAAGAGATTATGGGTTAAGGTATGCTAAGTCTATATACCAGCAATGGGGGAAAATAGACCACGAAGGCTCTACCTATAAGAGTAGAAAGAACATTTTTGAAAGGAACAGGAAGTACGCTAACGGTACGCAGGACACAAACATTTACCGCTCTCTACTCACTTCTCTCGATCCTAACAACGGAGATGGGAGTATGCTCAACCTGGATTTTACTCCAGTCCCTATTCTTCCGAAGTTTGTCAGGATTGTAGTAAACAAGATCCTGTCCCTTAGTCCTTACCCTAACCTAGAGGCTGTCGATCCTTTGTCCTCGTCTGAAAAAGACAAGGAAAAAAGAAAGATGGAGATGATGATTCAGGCTAAGGACCAGTTGGCTAAGATTCAAGAGAAAACTGGGGTGTCCGTCGGTATGAATTCTGAAGACATTCCAGAAACCCTAGAAGAGGCAGAAATATTCATAGGTAATAATATTAAGTCTTCGTCTGAGATCGCCGCACAGATTGCCACGAATTTAACACTAGCGTGGAACAATTTTAACGACACCACCCTGAGGAGATGCGTTAATGACCTCACGATTCTTGGTATGGCCGTCGTGAAGAGAAGCAATGACCCCGAGCACGGAATTAAGACCGAATATGTAGATCCGTGTAGCTTTATCCATAGTCACACAGAGGATCCCAACTTCGACGATTTAGTTTATGGGGGTCACGTCAAGTACGTAACGATTGGAGAACTTAAGCGTCTTGCCTCCGATCAATTCACGGAGGAGGAGTACAACAAGATCGCTAAATCGGCTCAGAAGAAGTACGGATACGATCAAGCTAAGTTAAGTCAGTCTCAGTACGACGTAAACACCCGTCGCTCTAACTACGGATACGACGAGTACAAGGTAGGCATTCTAGATTTTGAGTTTATCTCTGTGGATTGCGAATACTACGAGTCTAAGGAGAGCAGATACGGCAATATTGGTTTCTACGCTAAGGGAGAGAACTACAAAGCCCCGAAGAACTCTGTATTCAACAGGGATGTCATGAAGATGGAGACCGCCTCGGTATACGGTGGTTGCTACATCCTCGGAACTGACTATCTCTTCAGCTACGGAAAGAAAAACAACATCCCGAAGAATATTCACGATATCTCCAGAACCAATCTGTCTTACTCGGCTTGCGCCACCAATCTTCTTGAGATGGTGCCTAAATCGATGGTTGACAGCTGCATTGGTTTCGCGGATCAACTTCAGCTAACTCACCTAAAGATTCAACAGGCGGTGGCTAAAGCAAAGCCTGATGGCATTATCATTGACATCGAAGGGTTGGAAAATGTACAGCTTGGAAAGGGGGGAGATCTTCAGCCTCTTGAGTTGCATGACATTTACGAGCAAACAGGTGTCTTCTACTATAGGAGTAAGAACCCAGAGGGGGGGTTTCAGAACCCTCCGATCAGAGAAATTGGCAACAGCATTCGAAACATCAATGAACTTATTGGATTGTATAATCATTACTTGCGTATGATCCGTGACGCTACGGGTATCAACGAGGTTATGGATGCTAGCTCTCCTAAATCTGATGCTTTAGTGGGTGTAAGGCAGCAGGCTCTTGCAGCCGCAAACAACGCTATCTACGATATCACAAACTCTTCGATGGTTTTGTACAAGAAGGTCTGTACAGATATTGTTAAGTGCGTTCAGGTCATTCACCCTGATTCTGTTTTGTACAGGATATATGAAAACGCTATTGGGCAGGAAAATATGAAGGTATTGAGTTCCTTCAGGAATCTTGCTATGTACAACTTTGGCGTTACAGTGGTAAAGGAAATGGAGGAGGCTGAGCGTCAGTACCTTGAGCAGAACATTCAGATTGCACTCTCACAAAAAGAGATTGATTTAGAGGATGCCATTGCTGTGCGACAGCTCAAGGATATCAATCAGGCAGAAAGGCTGTTGATTGTTCGTAGGAAGAAGCGAATTGCCATGAATCAGCAGATGGCTATGCAAAACTCCCAACAGCAAGCACAGATTCAGCAGGCTTCTGCTCAAGCCACATCTCAAGCTAGGCAGCAGGAGATGCAGATGGAGGCTCAACTAAAGGCTCAGGAGATGCAGCTCAAGAATCAGCTAGAGGCACAGCTTGAAAGCGTGAAGCACGAGTTTAAAAAAGAAATTGAAATGATCAAGGCTCAGGCTACTCTCGGATTTAAAGAAGATGATAAAGAGTTTAAGGAAAAGCTTGAAGTCCTTAAAGAGGACAGAAAGGACGAAAGAGTTACCAAACAAGCCAATGAGCAAAGCAAGCTAATATCTCAGCGTAAATCTGATGCCCCTCAACCCTTGGTTTAATAGTTAAAATATGGACAACATAATAAACCTGGACAGGTCTCAAAGGCTTGATATTGTTTGCAGAAAGGGCGATACGTTTACCCTGAATCTTGAGCTTAAAAATGATAACGGAAAGGCCATTGACCTTACTGGCAACCCCTTTGATATTTACAGCTTTCTTATGGAGGTGAGACTCAGCGACACTTCTAGCACTGTGGTTCTAACCCCTACTCCAAATATTGCTTCGACCATCGACGGCCTCGTTACCTTCAGCGTTCCAGCTGCTGGGATGGTAGTGAATGCTGGGCTTTATGTTTACGACATTCAGCAAACCAGAACAGATACTGTGTCTAAGCCAGCTAACGGTCAAGAACTTTCTGTTGAGACGTTACTCTTCGGAACCTTTAAGATTAACGAAGACGTAACTGTTTGATATGGCAACTAAAATAAAGATTACCGTATCCAAAGGCCCTCAGGGCGAGCAAGGACCGCGCGGATTTCAGGGGTCGCCTGGAGAAATTGGCGCTACAGGGCCGCAGGGCGCTACAGGGCCGCAGGGACCTCAGGGAGATACTGGACCTCAAGGAGATACTGGACCTCAAGGAGATACTGGACCTCAGGGGCCTGCTGGCAGCGTTTCTTCCTCTAGTATTTTTGATCTTTCTGACACAGAGCAATCTGGGGGTGTTGTAGCTGCTGGGTCTGTTCTGTCGTTTATAAACGGGAAGTTTACAAACACAGCTCCTGCTTCCCCGCCCCCCAATACAACAGACTCTTTAACCGAGGGGAGTACAAATCTTTATTACACAGAGGCCCGTGTGTCGGCAAATAGCGCGGTAGCAGCGAACACGGCAAAGGTTGGGATAACGTCAGGGCAAGCCGCCGAGATAACCGCAAACACGGCGAAAACATCCTTCCCTGGTTTTGGCACGTCAGCGGGTACGGCTTTAGAAGGTGATACTAATTTGCTGCAACTCGGAACGTCCAGCACCACGGCATTGGCGGGAGATACCACCACAATAAGCACGGCGCAAGCAAACGCCATAGTAGCAAATACCGCTAAAACGGATACCAACCTTGCTAATAACGACCTAACTCAAAGCGCAAACAGGACGTTCGATATTGACGGGCGCACCCTAAATTTTGACTTGAACGATGGCGGTCAATTCATAATAAAAGATAGTAGTGATCCATCATTTGGAAATAGCCTTGTAGCTGACGGCGGAAGCCTAGCAATAAACGGAGTTTATTACCCTGAAAACGACGGAACAAGCGGGCAAGTAATAACGACAAGCGGGAGCGGCACGCTGAGTTTTGCAACTAACAACACTTACCCAAGCGCCGACGCCTCAAAATTAGCGGGCATAGAAACGGGCGCAGAGGTAAACACGGTCGACGACGTAACAGGGGGCACGGGATTAACGGCAAGCCCTACCACAGGAAACGTAGTGTTGAGCCTCGATAATACGGCAGTAACGGCGGGAAGCTATACAAGCGCAGACATAACCGTTGACGCGCAAGGCAGAGTAACGGCGGCAGCCAACGGAAGCGGCGGCGGTGGTGCTTCATCATTCGATTACGCCCGTGTTATTATGGGGAGTGACGTTTTAGAAGGCGGGGGCAGTGAACAGAATTTTAACAGCGATACAGCGCAGAAGGTAAAGTTCAACACAAGCTCAGATACAAATGGCAGTAACATAACCATTGACACAACAAACAACCGTATAACGGTCGGCGCGACGGCATACTATCAAATCACGTCAAATATATCGTTCACTAGTGCTTCGCAAAGAACAACACCAGCGACATTTTTCAAGGTAAACGGGAACACGGTATTGCTAGGCGAAGGTTACGGATATATCCGCGTGATGACGGGGCAAGACCACAACAACAACCTCATAACCTGCGTAGTTGAGTTGCAGGCGAATGATTACGTAGAGGTATTTTCGGGCGACACTTCGACGGCGGGCGGCGCTTGTTATGCAACACAAGCCTTTTTCGAAATTAGCTCTGCGGGTGGTGCTCAAGGCGCACAAGGTCCAAGCGGTACGAGTTACGACGTTACAACACTAACGGCAAACACTACTTTAAGCAGCTCCCACACAACGAAATACCTTGTTTGCAATTCAGGTAGCGCCATGAACTTAACAGTGCCAGCGTCAGCGGGTTATGACACGTACGCGGAATTCGTAATTGAGCAACGCGGTACAGGACAAATCACGGTGGTTGCAGACACGGGGGTGACAATACATTCGAGCGAGACGTTGAAGTCAGGTGCTCAATACGCTGTCATGGGATTGAAGCGAACAGACACGAACACCTACGTACTCACTGGAGAAAGAGAAGCATTGTAATGAACTTTTACCAAGCAGTATCAGCCGCAAAAGCCCAAACCGCTCCACCCGCAATTGTTACGAGCGGCTTAATTTTGCAGTACGATTTCAGTAACACTAGCTGTTACAGCGGAAGCGGCACATCTGTAAACGATTTACAAAGTACATACGATACCACACTATACAATACTGTAGGGTTTACCTCAAGCGACGGCGGGGCTTTACAGTTCGACGGCTCTGACGACTACGGGTTAGTTGATATGGACGACGTGTACACGCATATGGGCGAGTTCACTATAAGCTACTGGATTAAACATACGATGACTGGATACGGGACTGTATTTGGGTTAGCGTCAGGAAACACGGGCGCGAGCAACTATTACAGCGAGGCCTTTACAGTCCTTTTGAATCACAACGGCACGTCAGCGCAAAGCGGCTATACGCGTCTTTTCTTACGAGACGAAGGGCCTTACGGAAATGGCGCTGGGTTAAATACAATGATAGCGGGTTTCCCTTGTGGTAGCAACGACGGCAACTGGCACAACGTCAGTATATCATACATAAACAGCTTAACCCCAGTTATGACCGCATACGTTGACGGCGTAAGCAAAACGGTATCGTACAGGTCAGGCAACAGAGACCGAATCATTTTATCTAACGTAAATAACCCCAGTGAGCGTAAACCCACTCTTGGCGCTGCGCATTCGCGCAATGACACAGTTGGCACTTTTTTAGACGGCGATATGGGAGCTTTTTTCTTCTACGACAAAGTTTTGAGCAGTACCGAGGTCACGCAGAATTACAACGCAACAAAAAGCCGCTTCGGGTTATGATTAACGACAATAGAACATACGTAATATTCGACACGAACGAAGTGAGCGCGATTAATTTCGCTGAGGTTTTGGAGGACTCAGAAAACACATTACGCAGAAACGTAGACAACACAAAAACATTCGTTAAGTACGAAGGTCAAATGCCCGCAAGCG